TGGCACCGATTTTGATTACGGCACCGGCATTCCCATGTATACCCCGGAGCCTACCCTGTATTTAGAGCCGGCCACCTATCAACCTATTCCCACGTTTACCGTGGCTGTGCCAGATTACGTTGAAATAGCGCCGCCTAGCGGCCCGGCATACGAACCGTTTTCGACGCCGGTTCAAGGCGAGTTCCCCGAGCTTCCGGGCTATCAGCGGCCGGTTTACTCGCAAGAAACACAAAGCATGATTCAGCAGCTTCTTTCAGAAGAGGAAATGGCAAATCCGTTCATGAACCCCTATCTTCGGAGCGGACCTTTTGGAGGCTAACCATGGACCAAATCTTGGCATTTTTTGACGCTTTTCCCGCATGGCTCACCGCCCTTACGACTCTTGTAACGGGTGCTACGGCCATTACCGCATTAACTCCGACAAAGACGGATGACAGGTATCTTGCTATCGTGTTGCGTGTGTTGAACGTCTTGGCCGGCAATGTTGCAAAGAACAAAAACGCTGACGGCTAAATGACTTTTATGGGGCCCGGAAATGTCAGCTTTAGACGCCATAACGGCCCTTTGGCCGATATTTCTGGGCTTTGTTACCTTGGTAATTGTGCTTGCCCGCATGCACTCGGACCTTGAAACGATAAAGGAAAAGGTTCGAGTCCTTTTTGATTTGTGGAACAGTCGGGATAAGTGATGCTTGAGGCGTTGATAGGCCCGGTCACCGGGCTCCTCGACAAGTTCATTGAGGACAAGGACCAGAAAGCCCGTTTGGCGCATGAAATTGCGACAATGGCGGATAAATATGCGCATGAAAGTGCGTTAGCGCAGATTGAGGTCAACAAGGCCGAGGCCGCGAGCCGGAATGTTTTTGTGGCCGGCTGGAGGCCCTTTATTGGATGGACCTGCGGGGTGGCCCTGGCATGGCATTTTGTACTCGCGCCTTTCGTACTCTTCGCGGCTGGTTGGGCCCGGGTCGAGCTGCCGGAGCTGCCGGCCTTCGACATGGACAACCTGATGACGGTGTTGCTGGGGATGCTGGGCCTGGGCGGTCTGCGGACTTGGGAAAAAACAAAAGGGATCGCAAAATGAGGACGAGCGATGAAGGAGTCTCCCTTATCCGTCACTTTGAGGGTTGCTCGCTGGACGCTTACTTATGCCCTGCTGGTGTGTGGACTATTGGCTATGGTCATACTTCTGGGGTGAAAGAAGGCGACGTGATTGACCAAGAGCAAGCAGAAGCCTTGCTAATCAAAGACCTTGAGGAGTTTGAGGGCTACGTCAACAGTATGACAGAGGTGGCCCTGAAGCAGAACGAGTTTGATGCGCTGGTGGCTTGGGTGTTTAACCTAGGCCCGGGTAACTTCAAAGAGTCCACCCTTCTGAATCGCATCAACTATGGACCAATTTCCGACGTCCCCTTCCAAATCAAGCGCTGGAACAAGGCCGGCGGCAAAGTTCTGGAAGGTCTTGTAAAGCGTCGTGCTGCGGAAGCCGCGCTTTGGGAAGGGAAGGACTGGCGCGAGCACGTTTAATCTGCGATCAATCGTAGCCGCTCGCATAAAATCCGTGTTAGTCTGCGCTCACCTTCCAACTTTCCAAGGTGAGGCATGAGCGACATCCATTTCGCTGAAGCGGTCTTTAGGATTGTCCGCGAACGGCGCCAAGCAGTGGTTGATCTTTTGATCTACAAACATGTCCGAGACATGGAGCACTACCGCGAGTTGACCGGCAATCTGGATGCCCTCGACTACGTGGAACAGGAACTCAAGAGCCTGCTAGAAAAACAGGAGCACAGCGATGACTGACGCAGCAGAGGCCCTTCCGGCCGAGGAAGAGGCCGCGAGCCTCGAAGAAGCTTACCAAGAGCCCCAGAAACGGGTTCTAAACCCCGAAGCCATTGGCGCATCCCTTCTTGAACGCATGCCGTCCCCTACGGGCTGGCGTCTTCTGATTCTGCCCTACCAGGGCAAAGGCAAGACCGATGGGGGCCTTTACCTTCCTGACGATGTCGTCGAGAAGAACAAGGTATCGACCCAGGTCGGCTATGTCCTGAAAGTGGGCCCCCTGGCCTATCAGGACAAGGAAAAGTTTCCGAGCGGTCCGTGGTGCCAGGAGAAAGACTGGGTCATGTTTGCCCGCTATGCCGGCAGCCGTTTTGCCATTGACGGGGGCGAGGTTCGCATCTTGAACGATGACGAAATCCTGGCCCGGATCATGGACCCTGAAGACGTTCTGCATTACTAGGAGGCGACATGTCTGAAGCACAAAACCAAGTCGATCTGGATTTTGACGACAACCAAGAAACCGAAGTAAACCTTCCCGAGCGGGAAGAAGCGCAGGCCCCTGCCCCGGAAACGGATGCTTCTGATACCGATCAGGAAGATAACTTTTCCAAAGCCGAGACGGCCACGCAGAAGCGGATCAACAACCTGACCAAGCGCATGCGCGAAGCTGAGCGTCAGCGCGAGGAAGCGATCCGCTACGCTCAAAACGTGCAGTCCGAAGCCCAGCAAATCCGCCAGCGGATGGAAGCGCTCGACACCAACTACGTGTCCGAGTACACCAACCGGGTTCAGTCCCAGACTGAGTATGCGGAGAAGGAGCTGGCCCGGGCCATTGAAATGGGTGACAGCGGCGCGGTCATTGAGGCGCAGCGCAAGATCACCAGCTTAGCCATTGAGGCCGACCGGGCTCGCCAAGCGCAGATGCAGCAGGAGCGCTACCGCCAGCAGCTTGCCGCTCAGCAGGCTCAGCAAGTACAGCAGCCCATGCCTCAGCAGCAGCCGGCGCCGCGCCGTCCTGATCCCAAGGCCGAAACCTGGGCGCAGCGCAACACGTGGTTTGGCCAAGATGAAGCCATGACTTATGCAGCCTTCGGTATTCACAAAAAACTTGTCGAAGATGAAGGGTTTGACCCGCAATCAGACGATTACTATACTGAATTGGATCGCCGGATTGCTGTGGAGTTTCCGCACAAGTTAGGCGCTAATAGACAACAAGGTAATCGACGGCCCGCTCAGACTGTCGCTTCCGCTACTCGCGGTAATTCTGGGCGCAAAACGGGTAAATCGGTTCGTCTCTCCCCGAGCCAAGTCGCTATAGCGAAGAAACTGGGAGTGCCACTGGAAGAGTACGCTAAGTACGTGAAGGAGTGAGCGAAATGGACGACTTAACGAACGATCTGGAGTTTGGTGGGTCCGTGAAGCGCACTTCTCGCGCTAAACAAACTCGGGAGGCTACGGCACGGCGTAAGCCGTGGGCTCCTCCGTCAATGCTGGATGCACCGCCTGCACCGGACGGTTTTAAGCATCGTTGGATTCGTGCCGAGACGCGCGGTTTCGATGATCGGAAAAACGTCAGCGCCAAGATGCGCGAAGGCTGGGAGCTTGTCCGTTCGGACGAGTACCCGGATTTCGAGGCACCTGTGGTTGAATCAGGTAAATATGAAGGTGTGTTCGGGGTCGGCGGATTGCTTCTCGCGCGGATTCCTGATGAAACCGTTGCGGAACGCTCCGCTTATTTCAATCAGCGTTCGGCTGATCAAATGGCGGCGGTGGACCACGACATGATGCGTGAGAATGCACATTCCACGATGCGGATCGGCAATGCTGATCGGCAATCCCGTGTAACTTTCGGTGGTTCTCGGAAATAGGACCACAAAGGAGACTTAAATCATGGCAAATGCAAGCACTGCCTATGGTCTTCGTCCTATCGGCCTCGCTGGCAGCGGCGTTAACTCGACGGGTGTTACCCAATACGAGATCGCTTCTGACAATGCCAATGCTATCTACCAGTACGGCATCGTCGTTCCCACTGCGGACGGCGTTATTGCCCGTGCTGGCGATACGGCAGGCGGCACCACGCAAGCGCTTGGTGTGCTGATGGGCGTTGAATACCAAGACTCGGTTCAGAAGAAGCCTGTCTTCCTGAACTATTGGCCGGGGTCCGGCTCCGTGAGCGTTGACACGAATTATCCTGTCAAAGCTTTCGTGGCTGATAACCCCAATCAGCTCTTCAAAGTCGCTAGCGACGCATCCTTGACGAACCGTGCTACGGCCCTCGCAACGGTGTTTGCTAACGCTTCGCTGGGCACTTCTGCGCAAGGCGGCTCGACCGACACCGGTTCGTCCACGGCTGCATTGAGCGTGTCTTCGGTCGCTACCACGGCAACCCTGCCGCTGCGCATCGTTGGCATTCTTGATGACGAAGCCAACAGCGACTACACCGCTGCGGGCATCCCGCTGATCGTGCGTCTGAATGCTCATTTCAACGCTGCCACCCGTCGATTCGACTCGGATTCAACTGCCGATTCGACCGGTCTATAAGGAGGCTGACAAATGGCTATTTCACGCGCACAACTAGCTAAAGAGCTAGAGCCCGGACTCAACGCCCTTTTCGGCCTTGAGTACAACCGGTACGAGAACGAGCATGCTGAAATCTTCGAGGAGGAGTCTTCGGACCGCGCCTTTGAAGAAGAAGTGATGCTCGGAGGTTTCGCCACGGCACCTGTTAAGGGCGAGGGCACTGCCATCACCTTTGACGACGCCCAGGAAACCTACACGGCTCGCTACCAGCATGAGACGATTGCTCTCGCCTTCTCCATCACCGAAGAGGCCATCGAAGACAATCTTTATGATCGTCTGGCTTCCCGGTACACGAAGGCGCTGGCACGTTCCATG